GTGAATTACACCCTAATAGGGTAAGCCCTAGGGGGGTGTCAATTCTTTTGTACGGGGGTGAAGCCGAAAAACCTTTTTTGCGTGGGAATTCCCTGGGGAGTTTCCCTGGAACTTTGCGTGTTCGTTTGTTTATGCGTAAACTATCGAATAGTTAATCACGAAAGGTTTACACCATGAACAAACTTCCGCCGGAGTTGCACATAGTCAACGGTTCTAAGGGAATCAATCAAGGGGGATTGTTACCACAATCTATTCGTGGGCGAATCCCAGTTTCCGAATGGATGGATCATCCGGAAGAATGGAACAAAGAACGGTTCGTTACTGAAACCGCCGAGTTTTTATTTAATGTTTACGGCATTGGTTCCGAACAAGATCGCCATACCCTAGCGATGTTGGCGGATCAACTTGATACTTACATTGAGTGCAACAAATACATTGCGGCGCAAGGTTTGGTGGTTGAATTTAACGAAGGTAAAACGATAGGTGCAAACCCTTACATTACCATTCGTAACAAAACCTTATCCCTGGTATTGCAGTTGATGAACGAAATGGGATTAACACCGCGTAGCAGATTAACCACAACTAAGCCGGATGAAGATTCGCCTGCATCCAAATTTTTGCGGGGCGCGAAGGGTTAACAATTGAATTGGCAAGATGGTGTTGCATACGCCCACGCGGTAACGAAGGGCGAAATAAATGTTTGCCGAAATGTTCGATTAGCCTGCCAACGCTTTATTAACCAATACGAAAATAAAGAATGGGAATGGGTATTTGATCCGGACTATCCGCAACACATACTGGATTTTGCCGCCTGCCTAAAACATACAAAGGGATTGATGGCGGGCAAGCCCGTTATCCTGGAACCGTTCCAGGTGTTCTTCTTATGTGCCATCTACGGTTTCCGATCCAAGAAGGATCACGCCCGCCGGATGGTTACCGATGTGATTTTGTTTATTCCCAGGAAGGCAGGTAAATCTACCCTTACTGCGGTGATTGGTTTATATGAATTAGTATGCGGCGAACCGGGCGCGGAAGTATTTACCCTGGCAACCAACCGCGAACAAGCATCCATTGTTTTCAATTCCGCCAAGGGATTTATCGAATCCATGCCGCCGGAGTTAAAGCCATTGTTTAACCCAACCAAATACGAGATACAAAAAACCGGCGATTCGCAAACGGTGTTCAAGGCACTAAGCCGCGACACTAAAAAAAGCGGGGATGGTAAAAACCCTAGTTGCGTGATTGTTGACGAAGCCGCGCAGATTGTAGATCGCAACTCCATCGAGGTACTTCATTCCGGTATGGTCGCGCGGGCGAACCCCTTGCGTATATACATAACCACCGCATCGTTTACAAAAGAAACAAAGTTTTACGAAGATTACGATTTGTTTCAATCAATGTTAACGGGCGAAGCAACCGATAACCCCAGGTGGTTTGGATTGTTATATGGGCTTGATCCGCAGGATGATTGGAAGGATTCCGGCACCTGGGCGAAAGTTAACCCGATGCATGGCATTACCGTATTTCAAGAAGCCATCGAACAACGGGCGGAAGAAGCCAAACATAAGCCGGCAAGCCTTAACGAATTCCTATGCAAAACCCTTAATGTGTTTGTTAGCGCAAATACTGCCTGGTTAGATCGCGCCCATTGGGATCACGAAGATTGTTTAATTAAAGAAGAACGCGAACCCGAATCCGTATTTGTAGGATTTGACCTTGCGGCAACGCGAGATTTGAACGCTTGTTGTTTTCTTAAACGATTTGCCGATGATGATTACGAAGTTGAATTTCAGTTCTTCTTACCGGAAGAAGGATATAACCTGGTACCCAAACATTACCAGGACATATTCCGGGTGGCAGTAGATTCCGGAATTCTAAAGTTAACGCCAGGCAATGTGATGGATGATCGCGAAATATCCGATTACATTATTAACAAATGTTCGCAGTACAAGAATGTTAAAGAAATTGGTTACGATGCCTACAACGCCGCATCCCTGGTTGCCCGCCTGCACGAAGCCGGGTTGCCGGTAAAGAAGGTAGGGCAAGGCATGGCAGTTCTTAACAATCCAAGCAAGCAGGTTGAACGGTTAATCTTGCAACATCAAATCAAACATAACGGCAATCCGTTCGTTGGATGGCAACTTGGCAACTGCGAAGTTTACGAGGATGTTAACGGAAACATTAAGGTTCGTAAGAATGAAGCAGATAAATCAGCGAAAGTTGATGGAATAATTGCAATGATTATCGCGATGCATTGCGCTTTAGATAATCCATCGCTATCAAATAGTTGGGGTTTTCGTAGTTTTTAGTTTAGAATTCATAAAACTGCGGGGGTAAAACATGGGAATATTGGACATTTTCAAAGGCAAAAATAGTAAATCCCAACAAGAATCGAATACCGTTCTTGGACAAACCCAACTTGGTAACCAGGTTATTTATGGGCAAACCCAACAAGGGAAGATCGCCCAACAACTTTTATATGTAACAACATCAAGCGCAACTACTGCGGGGCGGCAAGTTGATCTATCAATGCTTACCCGTAACAGTACGATTATGGCTTGCGTTGGAGTTAAAGCCCGCGCAATGGCGCAACTGCCCAAGCGCATTATGTTGAAGCAGGATGATGGTACTTTTGTTGATGCGTTGCAATCCGATAAAACAACCGCCCGCGATAAGGCAAAAGCAAAACAAGTATTGAATCTGCTATACCAACCAAACAACTTCCAATCCTCTTATGAGTTTTGGTATCAATGGTGTATGTGGCAGGATTTGACCGGCGAATCGTTTACGCTATGGTGGCGCGATAAGCAAAAAGATCAAATGCAAACGCCGCTTGAAATGTATAACCTGGATTCCACGCTTATTACCGTAGGCATTTCGGAAACCCGGTATCCATACTATCGCCTATCAACGCCTTCGTATGGGTTTTCAAAAGATAACCCGTTGGAATACTGGCAGGTTATGCATATTAAAGAAGCCGCCTGGCAAGGTTCATCAGGTTTCAACAAAGGAATTCTTGCGGCGGAGTTGGTAGGACTAGATCAAGATATTGACCTATACGCCAATTACATTATGCAAAACGGCGCAAAGCCATCGGGAATGTTTACAACTGACCAGGTAATTCCGGATGCGAAATATAAAGAAATCGCCGGCCGCCTAAAAGAAGCCTGGACTAATATGCTAGGTTCCCGCAACCAGGATTTATCTAAACCCGGTCAAGGAATGTTGCTAGATCAGGGTATGAAATATACCCCGATTGATATGTTAACGCTTCAAGATGCAGAAGCCGCCGCGCTAAAGATGCAAACCATGAAGCGCATTTGCGGTTTGTTTGGCGTACCTGCCGCGATGCTAGGCATTGGCGAATCCAAGTACAACAACACCCAAACGCAGTTGGATGAATTCTACAAAACAACCATGTATCCAATGGTTATCAATGTTGAACAAAAATTGAATCAACACCTATTGCGTGGTTACCCTAATTTAGTGGTTCGTTTTGATACTAAGGAATTCTTGAAGGGTGCCGTACTCGATCAGATTAACTTTGTTAATGCCGCAGTTAATTCCGGCATCATGACTGTAAACGAAGCCCGCGAATATTTGAATATGCCGAAAATTGAAAACGGCGATGTAATCAAAATTGAACCAACTGATTTTGAACCAGTACCAGGATCAAGCCCCCAGGACACCGGGGGCGGTGGCGGCAATCAAACTTTACGCACAAATATTGGCAAAACATGAATTTGTTAAATAAAATATTGCTAACAATGGCTTCCCAAATCAAGAAGCCAAATGTTAAACTGCGTAAAGGTAATACGCCCCACAAGATAACAGACGATAACCAATCAATTCATCATGGGGTGATACATGAAACTACCGAATTTAAGCCTAGTTTGCGAAGCAAAATTAAAGGTTAACGAATCCGCGAATGAAGCCGCAGTTCCATCGGGAATGATGGAAGCCCGCGTTACCACCTGGGGCGCGAGGGAAGGTGCGGATGGTCGCAAATTTAATTACCAACCCGAAGGATTTATGGATTGGGCGATGGAGTTCCGCGAAGCCGGCAAACCATTACCAATGTTTTTGAACCATAACGATATGGATATGCCAGTTGGCGAATGGTACGAATTTGATTTTGACGATGAAGGCATGACCGCTAAAGGCAAGTTGTTCTTGAACACCGTTGCCGGCAACGATTTATATACCGTATTAAAAGAAAGCCCCAATCTATTTGGTGGCGTTTCCGTTGGCGCATTTGCCGAAGAAGCCTGTTGGGTTGATGCCGAAGGCGAACCCCTAATGCCTGGAACGGATGGTTCAATCTATTCGAATCCAAAATGGCAATCCGATGATGCATATTTCCAAATCACTAAAGGCGGTTTGCGTGAAGTATCCGTTGTAATGTACCCAAATAACCCAAGCGCAGAAATTCATGCCTTGGAAGCATTTGATGCGGAAGGTAATCCGAATCCGCGAGTAATCGAAAAACTCTTGCGTGAGGCAGGCGTTTCCCGAAAAGATGCAACCACCGCATCTTCAATTCTGAAAAAACTTTTGGTTTCGCGTGAGGTGAAACAAGAGGTTGTTCAGGAAACCCCAAGTTCGTGTGAAGCGGATGCGGTGGACATGGAAGCCGAACTGGTACGCGCATTTGAATTACGCGAACTAGAAAAGGCATTGGAAAAACGCATTTCTTAAAGGAAGCGAAAAATGGAAAAAGTATTTGAAAAATTAGATGCAATCGCGGCACAAAATGAATCCAAGATTGCAGAAGCAGTTGAAGCCGTTAAGGTTGAAGTTGCCGAGAAGTTAGCCGCCCTGGAAGCCAAGGTTGCAGAAGTTAAGGCACCCGCAATTATCCAGGCACCTGCAAAAACCATTAAGAGTGATGTTAACCGCATGGTTAAATCACAACTTAAAGAGTTCATTTCAAAGGGCAATAGCCTTGAAAAAGAAATCAAAATGTTTGAATCAGTCGATCAGTACGATGCCTACCTAAACGAAGCATCTGCATTGACCGGTTCGGGCGCGGGCGTTGGTGGTCGTACTGCATACGATCCCGTATTCCATGCCTTGCGTTTGGCAAACCCAATGCGCGGACTTTCACGCAATGTATCTACCGATGGCGCAACCTATCAGTTCCGCGCTAAGACAGGTAACGCAGGCGCATCATGGGGTTACACCATTCAGAACAATGGTGCCGCAACTACTGAGAATACAAACATTTGGCAATTGACTTTGCAAGACATCAACACCCAATTCCCAATCCGTACTGCGGCTTTGGATGATATTGATGGTTTGGAAGCCAATGTGGTTGATGATATGTTGGTTGAGTTCTCGCAAGTTGAGGGCGCATCCATGATCGCCAACGATGACCAGGCAGGTTCTACAACTACTGCAACCGGTGGCACAAACGGTTTGCGTGGTTTGGATTACTATCCTGGCGCAAACGGTACTTACACCGGTGGCACAATTTCTACCGCCGCATTTGGTTCTAGCGGAACTGGCGCAAGCGCAGGTTTGCATAGCATTGCAACTTATGACCAGTTGACCACCAACGCCGCAGGCGGAACAAGCCAAATGGTCTTTGCTGACCTTATCAACTTCTTGCATAGCCTTCCACAACAATATTGGAACGCTAACAATAAGTTCATGGTTTCGCCATTGATGCTTTCGTTTATTCGTGGCATGGTTGACGATAACAACACCCCAGTATTTGAACGCATGGCACCTGGCGTTTACGAAGGTATTGTTGGTAAGTTGCTAGGTTACGATGTAGTTGTTAACAACTATGTTGATAGCCCAGTTGCCGCAGGCGCATCACCTGGTACCGTTTCTAAGTACCCAATGTACTTCGGTGATTTTACTCGCGGACATACCATTGTTGACCGTTTGAACATGGTTCTACGCCGTTACGATCAAACCGCACCTGGCTTTATCACCTTCTACGGTGAGAAGCGCGTTTGTTCTAGCGTTGTTGATCCATTTGCAATCATTCGTTACCGTTCTACCGCAACGGGCGCGTAATAAAGTTGGGGGGCTTTGCCCCCCTTCTTAAATGAATAGAAAAAGATAAATGCCTAAACCAACCGATGCTATGAAAGCAGAAGCCCGCAGGGGCTTAGAATGGCGTAAGGAATTTGGGCGAGGTGGTACAGAAGTTGGAGTTGCAAGGGCGCGTGATATTAGCAACGGTAAGGATTTACCCCGCGCGACAATTGCACGAATGGTTAGTTATTTTGCCCGGCATGAAGTAGATAAGCAGGGCAAAGGTTGGAAGCCTGGCGAGGATGGGTACCCAAGTGCGGGGCGTATCGCGTGGGCATTGTGGGGTGGTGATCCTGGCAAAACATGGGCAGAAAAGGAACTAAGGAAAATGGATAATAGCGCAATATTTCAAGGCATTAAAGAAGCCCTACTTGAAGGGCAAGCAACGGTTAACTTGCGCGAAGCAAGCGCGTTAACTGGTTCAGGTTCGGATGTTGGCGGGCGCGTTATATACGATGATGCGTTTGCATCACTTCGCCTTGCAAACCCTTTTCGCCAAGTATCGCGCCAAATCGTAACTACCGGTTCCGATCAGGCGTTTGTTGTTAAAACTGGTAACTCCCAGGATGCAACAAACCCCTGGGGTTATGGCATTAACACCAATGAAGGTTCGCCAAATCAGGCAACCGCATTTTGGCAATTGCCGATTCGCGATGTAAACGCGGTATTGCCAGTTCGTACTGCAATCCTTTCCGATATTGATAACCTGGAAGAAACATTGGTTATGGATTTAGCCCTGGAGTTTTCCCAGGTTGAAGCCCAATCCATGATGCTAAACAATGACCAGGCAGGTAGCACTACTACCGCATACGGCGCAACAAGCGGCTTGCGTGGTTTGAACTCTTACCCTGGTAGCACTAGCGCGGCGGCGTTTGGTTCAAACGGTAGCGCGATTACTAATGGTATTCATACCGTATTGGAAGTTAACCAGGCAAGCGCAGGCGCAGTATCGTATGACGATTTAGCAAATTTAATGGCGGCATTACCCGCCCAGTATTTGTTCAAACCTTCTACTTGTTGGATGATGCACCCAACTACGATTGGTGCAATCCGCAAATTAAAAGGTTCAACCGGCGGTTCGCCAATGTTTGTTGAAGCCGGCGATGACGATGGCGGCGCAGTTGTATATATCTTTGGACATAGGGTAATCCCTAACCCATATATGGAAGTTGCGGGTGCAGGTAACAACCCCGTTTACTTGGCAGATTGGGAACGCTTTGTAACCATCGCAGATAACAACCAAATGAGTATCAAACGCTTCGATCAAACTGCGCCAGGGTTCGTGTACCTATTTGCAGAGAAGCGCGTTTGTAGCACGATCCTGGATGTTTTCGCGGGTGTTCGTTTAGTCGGTTAATTTAGGGGGTAATCATGGCGGTTGAAAACCAAACAATTGCCCCGTTTTACGCAAGCAATAGAAACCCGTTCAATTATGAAAAGATTGAACAGGTTAACCGGGATGTTGTTACAACCTGGCTAACGCTTGAAGAAATGACCCAACAACTTAACCTGATAGATGATGAAAGCCAAGATGCTTACATTAACAGTTTAGGTTTGGCGGTTCGTTTTGCGATTGAAGATTATTTGGGATTAGCAATTGTTAATACCCAATACCGTACTTACTATTCAAACCCTGGGTTTGTTGTAAACGGTACGGCGGTTTATTTGGATTTGCCGGAATCTTCGCCGGGCGCGGCAGGGGTAACCATTAACGAAGTGGCATATTGGGCAGGCACTAGCGGCGCAGTTCGTACCCCGCTTGATCCTGCGGATTATTACTACGATCCAACTGGTAGCCGAATTATCGTAACGCAAGGTATTCCAACACCATTGGCGCAGAATATTGCCAATCCAATTGAAGCATTATTTACAGTTAATGCAAGCGAAGTTGCAACTTATCCTGCGGTGAAGCAAGCAGGATTGTTATTGTTAACGCATTACTACAACTCCCGCGATGCAGTTGGCGCAACGGTTGGGCAACGCGCACCTATTCCATACGGCGTAGATCAGTTGTTGCGCCCATACAAAACCCTGGTTATGTAATGACAATCGTTCGCTATGAAACCATTGATATAAATACTGTTAACACTACCGTTAACAGTTTAGGGGAACAATCAACTTCAAAAACGAAGTGGTTTACTACCCGCGCCCTGGTTTCCGATGTATCGAATATGTTGCGTATATCCGAACGGTACCGGGTTTATTCGGACTTAATTAACCTAACAGTTAACTACACGCCTAACACCCGCACCATGAGTATTAACCAGGATGATTACAGTATCACCTGGCGCGGACAGGAATACCGGATTACCGATGTGCGCGAATCAAATGATCGCCAAAAGGTAACCTTTGTTTGCTATCGAAACGATCCTACGGTACCACTTTAATATGGCGCAGAATAATCCAATCCAGTACGGCGAAGCCATCCAATACCAGTTGGGGCAGGTGGTAACGCCCACGCCCGTATATGCAAGTTTTAACCGCAACTTTGCAACCGAACCTTCTTTCCTGGTTTGGAATTTACGCAATGTTCATCAACCGGTTTATACCGGACAAACCCAAAACAATAAAGGTATTGACCGCCCAATATTCCAGGTCAATATATTTGCCCAATCCATGCAGACGGCTTTCAATTTAAGCAACACAATATTACAATCATTGCATGGATATTCAGGGCAGTTTGGCGGCGTTAGCGGTTTCTTCGCTGCTAAATGCGATGTAAATTGGCTTTACAATACATACGATAATGAATTGGGGTTGAACCAAATTGTTTTGGATTGCACCTTGGATATACCAACATGACACGAAATTTTTGTTTAACACTTTCAAAAAGGAATTGAAAAATGGCACTCATTAACAAAATTCTTCCGGGTTATGTTGCAACCCTTTGGACACAATCAGGCGCAACGCCAACCCCTTTTACTGATTCAGAACTAGGCACCTGGGCAGATACCGAAACAATTATTGGTACTTCTGCCGGTGGTCTTGGAACCGCAGGTATTCAAGTTCCAGTTGAAGCCATTCCCGCGTTTGGTGCCGATGATGCGTTTGCGGCATTTAGCGTAGCAGGTGCGCGTACCGGTGCGAAGATCACCACGCAAAACCAGGTTACTTCTTTAACAGTAACCGCCGCATGGAATCCTGCCGATCCTGCACAATTGTTAATTCGTGATGATGGTTACAACGGTACGATTATTCGTACTTATGTAATCGCCGCTTACGATGGTACCGATACCGTTGCTTACGCTTTCAACGCCCGCGTTGGTGGTTTGCAATGGGATTTAAGCCCAAGCGCAGAAGGCAAGTTTATCTTTACGCTTCACCCAACCGGCGGCAACGCTTATGGTTGGTCTAATAGTTAATTAAGCAGGCAAGCCCCTTCGGGGGCTTGTTTACAAAATATGACAATAAACAATAATACGATACCCAACAACCCCTTTCCGAATAACTCGGAAGCCCTACTTACTTTTCTAGTAACTCAATTCAACACCGGGCAAAAGAACTGGTTTGGCTTTCCGCAACAACGGTTGGCAGGAATTCATATTGCTTATGAAATCGCCAAACACCATGCGGACAAAATGACACCGGAACAATGCGCCGAATATGCGGTGAAGTTGAACAATGCTATTTACTTAAAGATTGTTAAGGGATCGGAATAATGGGAAAACTATCAAGCAAATTAGGCAAGTCTTATGAGATTGTTGCCGATCAAACCAAGATTAAAAAAGCAACCGTTGACCTGGGCGAAGTGAAGTTTGATATTCGCGTTCGCGTTCCATTGAAAAAAGAAATGGAAGAAATCACCGCCAAGATTGTTAACCCGCCCGAAGACAAGGTTGCCAAACTATATGATAAGTTTGCCGCGCCCCTGCGTAAAACTTTGGAAGAAGGTGGCAAAGAATTTTTGGAAGCCATTAACAAAGAAAAACAAACCATCGAACTGCTTGATGATGATTTAATTGTTGATGGAAAATCCGTAAAACAAATTGCAACTTTTGCCGCAATCGAAGAAACTAGAGTTGAAGAATATTTTCATTTATTAGTTTCAGAAACCAACGAACCGGTAACAGAAACCTATGATGAAATAACTTCTGAGTTCCCCGAATTTGCGGTGCAAGAAATTCTTAAAGCAATTGACCAGGCAATTAAGCCTGACTATAAGACAGTAAAAAAAAATTAAGAAGAAGCCTGCGCCGGCAGGTAACTGCGGCAATGGTGTTTAATGGACATACGACAGAATACATAGATGGTTTAGATGAAGAATTGTTTGGGGATATACAGATCATGTACGCAGATGGGATGTTTGGGAACAAGGCGATCTTCGATGCATTAGCACCGATTACTACCGCATTGTTTAATTACATTCGCCCACAAAACGCACCTTCATATAAGGTTGAACAAATATTCCCCTGGATTAACGAATACCTGGTAAACCCTGATTTTGAACCAACCCCCCAAGAACAAGTTAGTAGCAACTTACTTGGATATATGGCGCAAGCCAAGGGGTTCAAAAAAGAAAGGTTTGGCAAATGAGTAACGCCGAATTTAGGGTTGAAGGTTTTACCGAACTGTTTGCCAAGATGGATGAACTATCCGAAGAAATTGGCAAGGGCAAAACGGATCGCATTTGGCGTAACGCATTAACATTTGCATTTGAACCGGTGTTACAGGATGCCAAATCATTTGCCCCTAAAGATACTGGCGAAATGGCAGATCGAATTTATATGCGTGTTCATCGCCCACAATCCAGGGATAAAAGTTCAAACCGTTATGCAGGCGAAATGTTTATGGCGCGAGTAACTGCATCAACCTTGCGTTCGGATTCAGTACAGAATTTTATTGTTAACAAACGCGGCAAGTTGCAGGCAACATGGTCAAACAAAAGCCGCGCCCCAGTTTCCCAGGAGTTCGGCAACGCGCGTACACCTATGCGCCCATTCTTGCGGCCTGCGTTAAATAACAATGTTGATCGCGTAATTTCGCGCCTAGGGCAAGCCATTTGGTCGGAAGTTAACTGGGGGCAACACAAAGGTAAGGGCGAATAATCATGGCAGTAATTGGATCACTATCAGTTAAGTTAGGTTTAGTAACGGTTGAATGGGATAAGGCAACCGCTAAAGCCAAACAACAAGCAAAAGATTTGAAGGGTTCGTTTGATAGCCTTGGCATTGATCTTAAAAATCTAAAGAACACATTTAACGCCCTGGGCGGGGCAATGGGATTATCCGTTGCGGGAATGGGATTCCTGGCAAAAGCAACCCTGGATATGGCGGGGCAGGTTGATGATCTATCCAAAACTTACGATGTAAGTATTGCCCGGATTCTGCAATTCCAAAAAGCAATTGTGATGGCAGGCGGTAAATCCGAAGATGCCAACAAGATTATGAATACCATGTTTAGCCGAATTGCAATGGCGCAAGAAGGCAACGATGCGGCAATTGCTTCGTTTGAACAACTTGGAATTACATTCAAAGAGTTACAAAGTTTATCGCCTGACCAGGTAATTCGCCGGGTATATGAAGGGCTTGCAAGTATTGGCAATACTTACGAACGCATTAAGGCAACAAAAGAAATGCTAGGTAAAGCCGGCATGGGCAAATCGGTTGAAGAAATAGCCGAAGCCCTAGGCAAATCTACCGATGAATTTAAGAAGCAAGAAGAATCAATGAAACGCCTGGCGCAATTAGGCGATGCCCTGGATGCAACCTATAACAATCTAAAACTTGCCATTGCCGATTTGCTTTCACCGTTTACTGGCGGTACTGGCGGCGAAGCAATATTAAGTGTTAATTCAATCAAGGCGGCATTTGTTGCCATTACTGCGGTAAGCGTTATAAACGGAATGATGAAATTGGTTACTGTATTTAAGGCATTAAATTCTGCCTTAAAAACAACCGCAACACTTAGCGTAGCAATTCAATCTGCCCAGGGTATTAAAGGTATTGCAATGGCGGGCGCGGCATTGGCTTCTTACTTTGCCGCTAAAAAAATATTTGACGATCAAAGCGAAGAAGTTATTGCCGCCGCAGAAGCCAATCCGGAAACAGCACCCGAAGCAGGGGGTGGCGCACCCGCAAGTAGTGGCGCAACCGGCAGTAAAGAAGCAGAAGCATTACGGGCGCGAGTACAACTAAACCGGCAACTCTTAGATATTGAACGCCGCAGGGGTGAAGTTAAAGTTGAATCGTTAACTCGTTCCCAAGCAGAAACACAAATTGCAGAACTTGCATTGCGTAAAGAAGAAGCAATTGCCAGGGCAACCGCAGAACGCGACGAAGCATTATCTAAAGCAAACATAAGTTCATCAATGCAGGCGGCAATCCAAGAACGGTATCAGGTTGCAGTTGAAAACGCCAATATAAAAGAAAAGGCAGATCGAGAATTTATTATTGCCCAACGCGAACGCGAATTGCAACTAATGCAAATGCAGGGCGAATACATTGTTCAAATGGAAATCTTTAACCAACGCCGATCTGAACTCGAAGGCGAACGGTACAAGATGAATCAGTTTGATTATCGCATTGCAGAAGAACGCCTTAATCTTGAAAAGCGTATGTTGGAGTTACAACAACAACGCAAAGAAGCCCTGGCAAAAGCAGGCGGCAATGAAGAAAACAGAGAGTATCAACTTGCCAAAACTCAAATTGAAGGCGTGATGGAAGCCGAAACAAAACTATCGCAAATTCGCGTTGGCAATATTGAAGCAGAACGAACCAGGCAAAAATCTTTTGCAGAAGGTTGGAATCAAGCGTTCCGCAGTTTTTCAGAAGATGCCGAAAACTATGCGCGAGTT